CCCGGAGTAGATTGTTTAACTGTTGGTATTGTATCACCAGGTCTCATACACTGTTGTAAAAACGTCAACCTTGAATTTAATCCTTCAGGTGTCATAGAATGAAAAGATGGTTGAAAAAACTTCAACTTGTCTTTCAAATTATCATAAACCATCGGAGTTTCAGATTTGATAGTTTCAAAATAATCACACTCGGATAATAAAGCTCTGACGACTTTTTTTGTAATATTATCTCTTGGTTCCCATCGTGGTTCAGTAGTAGGTTCAGGCACAGTCTGAGTGACAACATTTCCAATTAAAATTGGGATTGTACCTGAACTTGTGGTGGGATTTGTCTGTCCTCCTGGTGTTCCTTCACCATTAGGCCCTGTCTGTGGAGCCTTTAAGTTTGGAACTATCTTTGAAATAAATGACCTTCTACAAGCCATTGCCCCAACTGTAAAAACTTCCTTAGCTCCAACTGGAGTATCACCTCCATCCGCACTTGGACTACTATCGCTACAATCAAATGTTTTTCCATTAGGCTCAAGTGAATCAATATATGGACCTTTGGTCAAACTGCTTTTCTTAGGATTAGATACTGCCACTTCTCCGAGGGCTCCAGCTCTATCGGGACCAGTGCCAGTGTCTTCCTTAACCATCAAACGGTTTTGAGTCATAAATGTTTTTGTTGCATCGTTCTCCTGAAAAAATCTTACCGTTGCATCAATTCTACGTTTTGATAATTCAAGATTATATGATTCAGTTGCAGGAGCGGAACAACTCGAACTGACATATACTGTTACAGTTCCTTCATTGTTTTGCAATTGTTTACCTAAATCAATTGCAAACTCATTCATAGATTCGTAATTTGGAGTGACTACTGTATCAAAAAAAGTCTTTGTTTCTTGAGCATTTGTCTGTTTGGAATACGTTTGATTAACCTCATCAGCGTATCTTGGGTATTCGGTAGCATAATTTATACTTGTTTTTGGTAGGGGATAATTATTTCCAAAATAAAATCCTAGTTGTAAATATTTGTCGAAGTTTAAGTTTGTATTTCCACCTGCACCCTCTTGAGCGAGTGGTTGGTCTCCTCCATTAGGTGAGAATGCTCCTGATTCTATGGTTCCACGAGTATATACAATTTGTTCTCGGGTCATTTCCTTTGAAGAAATTGCTTGTTGTAATTCGAACAAATCATTTGGATTTACTGTTACATATTTTTTTGCTAACTCGTAGATATCATATTTTCTACATCCAGCAAAAAATGATTCTAAAATACTGTCAACACGAGTCTTGTTTGTTTCGTTACCCAAAACTTTATTCACAATGACATTAAGAACTGATGGATGGTCTACTACTATTTTCCATTGTAGTGACCCTGTTCTTGATGTATTTTTATAAGTATATATTGGTTCAGGTCGTCCCAAAAAGTCAGATTGATTCCAATTTGATGATATGTTTTCACTGAATGTTAATCCATATGGTGGAAACCACATAACTCTACCATCGTTAGGACCTCTCTCACAAACAGGTAAATCAGACGTTGAAAATCCTGGAGTACTAGATGTTCTCCACGCCAAGTTCTCTATTGAAAACATATATTTTTTGGCAACCGCATTATTAATATTACCAACAATATTCGTTGAATCCTGCCCTCCTTCTTGTTTGTTTGGAACAATATTAAGGTTATATGTCTTATCTAATACGGAATAAGCAAACCTTCTACCTTCAGTAGTAATACCATCTGTTTTTTGTAAATCATTATATTGTAAGTATGGTAAATCTTTGGCAAATACACGACAATATTCAGTACCTACCTCTTGTCCGATTGCTCCAACGTATCGATAAACTCTTGAACCTTTAGTAAGTTCTTTATATCCATCATTGAATACTTTACTTACTTGGTCTATCGCATTTCCAACGTGTTGAAGACGTTTACCTCCTTGAGGTTGGCTATCAATTATTCTTTGTGTTTTGTCAAGGATAGAACCGTCTCGGAATTCGTTATTGACTGACTCCGTATTAACGTAAGACGATGGTCTAAAGTCCTCATCTTGGTTAGTAACCTCACCACCAATACCAACTTTTTTACCAGCGTTACCTCTGTACTTAGGTGAAACCCAAGTAAATCCACCTTCAATACCTCCACCATTACTATATGTTGGCCCATTCGCACCAAGTCTTATTGATTGACTTGGTCCTTCATACAACTGTGCCAACTCTGAAGGACCATAGACAGGTGACTGTTGTTCAACACCAAATTGGTTAACTGGAACATCTCCTACAGGAGAAAATACTTGGGATGGGTTAGAAGTTATACTTCCAACATAAAAGTTACTATTATCAGATACTGTACCTAAAAGAGTACCACCTACCCTTTGGAAAAAGTTTCTTGGAAAATTAGGTTTGTATCTGTTGAAATCTATGTTCTTAAACAACCTAGACCTTTGTCCCGCACCCATGTTATTAAACATGATTTGAGATCCAGTCTCACCACCACCCATTAATCGATTGAAGAATCTACCAACACCACTTTGTCTAAAAGCATTGGATAGTTGTTGTATTGTAGTTGGCTGACCTAAAGTAGTATTTGGGTCAAAATAAGACCCTGGTATAGGTGATACCGGTAATATACTTCCTCCAAGTCTTAAGGCAAAGTTTGTCGCAGCAAGTATTGGATTTGCGGTTACTGTGATTGTATAAACAGGCTCAATGATAGGAACAACACCTGTTAATATATTAACAATATCAGTACCACTAGAAACGTTAAGAATATTTGCCCTCCCTAATGTATCTTGTCGTATTTGTGCTGCAATCCTGTCTCGGAACTCTTTCCTAAGAGTTTGTGCCCCTAAACGTGCAATGAATGAATCTTGACTTAATAAACCGTTACTTCCACCTGGATCTGGTGATAATAAAATAGAAACTGGAGTATAAGTTGAAGATACAAACGTTGTTGGATATGGTTGATTATTTTGAGTATTTGTGGATATAGGACGATTTAGTGAACCAAAAAATTCAGCACCGTCTAATGCAACTTCATTTCCATTTGAAAAAACGTTTAGAGGTTTCCACTTTTGAGATTCTGGTAACGATTGACCTACGATATTTGCATCTTGGTATCCATATTCACCCTCATTTGATTTTGTATTAAGTAATGCTCCTGGATCTGGTACTTGCTCATATCCACCCTCGTTACCATATTGGTTTAGTGGATATAATTTATTGGCAAAAGAGGGTTCATCAATCAATTTATCAGGACTATCTTGAACTGAAGAATTCGATTGAACGTATTCCGTATCGATTGGTTGTGTTGGTCTATTTGGGGCTTTTGCATAGGGTGTTAAATTCCTAGTCAAAAGTTTTTTTCTAAACCCCTCTGAATTTGCTAAATCTAATAACGGACTTGCCATTTATATTTTTATTAATAAATAGGTTATGGTTGTTTTTTTATTTATAAATTTCAGTAGGTAGACGCTCCTCCACCTCTAAACACGTTATCAGGACGAGTAACTCTAACTATATAATCCTTAAACTTATCTTCATTCAATTTATCTGAAATAGTTTTCGAAATTTGTTCTTTTTGTTCGGAACTTAAACCTGTTGGTAAATCTTGGAAATTCACGTTTACCTTTATTTCCCCAAGTAACTCAATTAGACTCTTTTGTTCTCTTACTTGACCCTCTACAGTACCTAAATTTCGGTTTGCTCCCCGCATCCCTTCAGCTGTGATATTTGTCCAAAAATCATCTTCGGTCGTTGTTCCTCCTTTACCATCAGGTATTGGAGATAAATTAGTTGCAAACTTTGCTAACATAGCATCAACATTACCAACCAAACTTGCAGCAAATCCTCCCTTCTCCTCTAATTTTTTCTTTATGTCTGTTCCAATATTACCAAAAAGTGTAAGGGCTTCACTTCCTAATTCTTTAATATTTCCCGCAGATACTTTACCTAATTCGGCCATAGCACCCATAATATCCCCCGAGGCAATTTTTGCTTGAATTTCTTTATTATTAGCAATGTCACCTGTCTTACCCTCACTTATCTCCCTAATTTTGTTTTTCCCTTTTTCTGTTGTTAGTTGTCCAGTAGTTGCCTCTCCAACAACATCTACACCTGTTCTGGCACCTTCAATAATATTTCGGATGTTTTTGTCGGTCAAAACACCACCTAATAAAGAGTAATTTATTGATGCAAGATAACTCGAACTAAGTTCGTCGATTGATAATTGTGCCTTAGCCAAATCTTCAAGTGTTTTTGGTCCATTTTTTTGTTCATCAATTAATTCATCTAATTGTTCTTGATTAAGTTCCCCTAATTTGACATAATCTTCTTGTCCTTTAATTTTAACTTCATACTCTCCTCCTTCACCCATTCTACCAATATTGGCAAGATATTGTTTGTCCTCTTCGTTTTCAAACGCGAGGCTAGGACTTATTTGAGATAGTCTTTCATCCAACTCGGCAGCAGCTAATCCCAACTTACTCATTTCAGCGGCACTTACATTTGTTTGTTGTTGTATTTCTCTTAGAGTTAAAACACCTTGAGGGTTGATTTTGAATGTTTTAGTCTTTTCATCAAAATAAGTAAACTGTTTTGCAACATCAACTAAACTGTCTTGTAATTCTCCTGGGTCATTAATTGATGCATTCATTAGTGCAAACGGGTCCACTAAATTTCCCGCCGCAACTCCAAGTCTTTGAAAAGCGGATGCAACTTCGATTGCACCCTCTGGTGATATTACTTTTTCAGCTAATTCAAAAGTTTGTTTCATATCAAACCTCAACAGTGAAGCTTGGGCAGCCATTTTCGTTAAACCTTGAACTCCACCTTCAAATTGAAAACGGTTCATTTGGGCCATATTGTCAGTCACATCTTTCATGACTTGTTTGGCATTCGCGCCAATACTTCTTACATAGTTGATTGAATCTTCGAGACTTTCTCCCATTTCTCCTATTCCAACACCAACATTCATAAATGCAGTTGAAAGTTCACCAGCATTTATATTTAGAAGTTTGTAAGCGGCAACTAACTCTCTTGTATTTTCTGTAGTCTCAATAACATTTCTTCGAGATGATATTGCAATACCTTCAATTTGTTTCCCTAAATTTGGTAAGTCCACACCAAAGGCTCTTACTTGAGGTAAAACGTCAGTAATTGATTGTTGGAATTCAGTTACTCTTTGTCTCCCTTGAGTAAAGGTCGAAAGAATTTGACCAGATAATTTATCTAAACCTTTTCGGACAGCATCAATATCAAAATTTTCAGCTTCAGGTTTGTCTGCTCCGGGTGAGTCTTGAAAGAACATAGTTGATTATTTTATCTATAAATATAAAAGGACTGATTTTTCAGTCCTTTTTGTTTAGTTCAACCCATTTATCTAAAAGATACTTCCTAATGAATATTGGCATTATTAAAAAATCAGAATAAGATATATTCAAAAGTGTTTTCAGAAAGTAAAATTCATCTATTTGTCCTTTTCTATAATCAGAAGAAAGGGCGAAAAAAGTCAACCCCAAACCCAACATTGACTGTTAGTTTCTCTCCTGATGGGGCTATTACTGTTCTCGTTAAATCTAATTTAGGTTCATTATCATCCATGAACTTTCTAATATATTTTGAATCTGCAATTGGCATTTGGTCTACAAACTTGGCGATTTCAGATTTGTCTGTTATCCCATTTACCTCTGTAATTTGTTTGTTCAACCTCCAAGTAACTTTTGGTGCAGTCCTTCCTTGAGGATACGACTCCGACATTTTTTGAATCTCTAAAATCTCACCATAAGTTAAAGGTTTTATCTTTACAGTAGTTTGAGACTTTGGTAACATAGTTACAAAAGTTCCATCATCCAATGGTTGTTGTCCTTTAATAACATCTAATTCATCTAATCTGACATTCCCTTTGAATGGCTTTTTTGTAATTGGGTCAACTAAGTTCAAATCCATTTCAGGCCCAAACGATGTATTTCTTAAAAAAATTAATATTGATTCAACATCTCCTTCTAATAAATCTTCAATACGAACATCTGGTTCATAGATTTTAGATCTTAATAAAATTTGAGTCATGTCGTTACCGCCAGCCATGAGGATGTTTTCATCATTCGCTGTAAGATATCCAACTTTGATAGATTTTTTCTTATTCTTATAAAAGAGACCTTGTGTCGGTAAAGGCACAACGTCATGAGGTAACGAAAAATTTGATTGTCCGTGTTCTTTTGCTTGATTATCCATATAAAAATTTAACCGTAAAGTTTAGTGCTTTACGGTTAAATATAATTGTATTTGAATTTTAATAAATAGTATCTTGATAAATTAGTAAACAAGTACGCAACGATCCATTCTAAGTGTTGCGTTAATTGTTGCTAGTCCGTCTTGTGCGTAACTCAAAGCGTTGAAGTTCACATCAGTCAAAAATGTTCCATAAAGAATCCATTTTTCTACAACAACACCAGTTGGGTCCAACATTTCGAGGTCAACATCTTTTTTATAACCTGCGGCATAACCCATACGACCTGTTACAGATTCAGCATGTAAACGTACCCACTCCATAAGAGCCTGAGCCGCTGAAGGTCCAATCGGATCTCTAAACACCGCTGGAATTGTTTGCCAAGTGAATTTACCCGCAACATAAGTTTCAGTATTCAAGAAAGGAATTGGAACGGGGTTTATAATAATATGTGGTCTTGCAGAAGATTCAACAAACCATTCATTTATACCAAGTGATGATGGAAACCTCAGGATAAAACGATTCTGTCGTTTTGGTTCGTAAGGAATCGGCATTTTCATTAACAAATCAGCCATGTGTTTTTAATTTTTTTGTTTTTGTTATTTTATTGATAAATATATCCTTTCACAAAAATTTTTCTATTTACTTTTTTTTTGAAAACGATATTCTTAATTAACTTCCTGCTTAACTCCTCCAGCAGTAGAATAAGTCTTTACTATATTATCTGGTTTATTTTTGAAGTGTTTTTGCATTACTTCTATATTTTTTGGATCATCGTCACTAAATCCTATAGATAAGTTATCTGGATTAAATTTATTACTAATATCCTTTTTTAAGAATACTCTTTTATTTAATACTGCCGCCATTGCTTTAATGTAATTTACAAAAGCTTCCATAGCCTCCACTTTAGCTTCTTCAGGATTAACCGCTCCTTGGTCATCACCAAAAGACACTGGATGGTACTTATTAAGTTCCAAATATGACTTAATTAATTCTTCATCACTCATTTCATCTTCACCTATAAAAGACCTATATTTTTTAAGATTTTTAATTAACTCGTCTTTATCGATTCCGTTGAACCCTTCTATAATATAATTATAAATTGCTTCTTTTATAGTATTTGGGTTATGTCCCCTCGCAGTTATTATCGCAAATATTGAACCGTTATTGATAGCTTCTCTAAAATCATCAAACGCCGGTCCTTTTTTTGCCCTCATAGCATCCACCAAAAAATCTTTGTCCCCGTCGGTTCTAAAGTTTCTGAATGGAGAATCACTATATCCCACAATTGTGTTACCTTTATAATTGAATGGTTCTTTCCCTATTTGATGCCTGAACTCGGCGAAATCATCAGTAGACATTCCAACCTCATCACCACTTTCATCTTTAACTAAAATTTTAGTTGGCATATGAACTATATTATCGTCCCAATCGAACGCATAATATTTTAAGTCTGGAGTACCCTCACTTTTGAATCCTTCTGTAAAAATTTTTTTCATTTGGCTAAAGGGGGGGATTTTAC